GCCGACCATTAAATACTTAAGCTATTGAAATATATTAATTATATTTAAAATAGCTAGGTATTTACTCACAGTCTTACTCACTTTTGTTTTGACTGTAAAAAAGGCCACAATTTTTAATGTGGCCTTTTTGTTTGCACTTCATGCTGACATATCGGCTTGACCATTCTCATCAGTGCTAGTGATACACATGAGAACGTAGCTATTTAACCAGTAGTTTTTACGCCCATCTTTAGCTGGTTCCCGAATACGTCCATCTTTAATTCTCCCATAAAGCTCTTTTTCAGAAATATTCATGCGAAGGGCAAACTCTGCAGTTGAGATCCGACGCTCTGTATTTGTTAAATCAATTGCAAAATTCAATTTTCTCCCTCCGCAGCTTCGATCATGGCTTTGTAAACAACAGTTTGTTTCTCATAAAAACTACGCCTATTGCCTGACGGTCCTCCAGCTGGTGGAGCTTCCCATGCAGCTTCTAACATTTCCTCAGTAGGTTCTTTCGGCACCAGCACAAAACTTTCTGACGCAACGCCTTCTTTTTTTAGAGTCCAGACATAACCTTCGCGATCATCTTCTTTCATAATCTCTGGGTTGTTTTGAGCTTTGCATTTTTCACAAAGAACAACACCATCATCACGTAAAAGCCACGACTGTTTTTCATCTTCATCTTTTTTCATAAGGTGAATAGCGTCTTGATATGTTTCAACACCTATGCCATTCACCTCACAAAAATCATTACAACAATCACAATAGAAGTGAGCATCATATCCGCCAACCATACCCATCACGCCACCTCTCTTTTATTACAAATGGATCTAGCCCATAAACAAACTGCGCCAAAATCCTCATGATCAGAAAGATCAATCATAAACCAATCATTAACATCATCTGGTTTGGATGGTTGCCATTGCCGACAAACCTCTACATCACCATCACTTGCATATTTTTCATATATCCAAGTAGGGGCATCGTACTCCATGTTTACACCTTGAATTTCAACACCAAGATCGGTCTGAAGTTTTTCCCATTCCTCTGCAGTGCAGCTTTCACGGCCATCTAGCATTTTTAATGCATATTCTCGGTAAACAGGGTGGCTCCAAAAACCATATTCATCACGTACCACATCAACAGGTGTTAATTGATTGACTGCATTCATGCCTTCACCTCACTCAAATCAATTTCTATAAAATCAGGACTACGCAAATGTGTCTCAAATTCCTGCCCTAAAATATAGGCAGCCTCGTTACCAGTTAAATCATCCAGCACTAATGCATAGTTATGTTTTGTGCATTTACCTTTGGCAGAAAAACCATTCTCCAGCTGCTTGATGGCGTAACCAAGCTTTTCTAGCCAAATACGAAAGGCGAGTCGGTTTTTGGGTTTTACTATCTTTTTCATCTTTAACTGTTCTCCAATTCAAAACGGCGTTTTACGACTTCTGCCATTAGAGTTTTCTGAATATCTGGTGCACGTGTGCTCACATCAATTTCGAGTGCATCAAGAGTTGTTAGATCTGGTGCATTTTGAATGTCACGCATAAGTGATGGTGCTTCTGGTGTTTTAGCTTGATCTAGCTCAAGTAGTCGCTTATTAACGGCCCGCATGAGTGGTGCACGCTGTTCCTCGGTCCATGAACGGGTATATTTGAATAGGGCATTTGCTTCGGCTGGAGTTTTAGCTACGGATGCTCGATACATGAAGTCCTCAAGCTTTTCATCGTACTCAGCATTAACAATATCTTTTTTACGAAGTTCACCTAGCTTAATAAGGTCAGCTTTATGCTCAGCTGTTAAATCTTCACTTTTGTTGATTGAACCAAGGACATTCTCTACAGTCAGAACATTTTGAGATCTAGATATCTCTGTTTGAAAAGCGGCTTTACAAGTACTTGATTTTCGCTGAACTTCAGATATAGATTCCTCAGCTGCTAGAGTTAATTTTTTAAGTTCATCTATATTTAGACTTTCAGTAGCCTTAAGCTTTTGTGACTTTTGCTCATAAGCAGTCATTACTGTGTGGCCAGATTCGCCATGCAACTTTTTAAGTTTAGGTAGCAGAGCTTCCAAGTCTTCAATTTTTTCAGCTGCAGCAATTCGATCACGTAGAGACTTTTCAGTCTTCATATCCGCTTTCACCGAATCAAATGACACAAGATTATCTCGCTTAACAATGATCTCACCACTGGTTTCAATTTTTATATTATTGGGTGAGGTGGCTTTAATGGCTTCCACAACATCATTTGATGCAGTGATTTGGACACTTTCATTTGTAGCCGGTGCAACTTCTTTAGCTTTGGTTTTGCGTGGTGCTTTAATTGATGTAGGCTCAATAAGTCTTACGTTTGCTTGTAAAGGCATACCGCCCAACACTTTGCAAAGTGCCTCATATTGAAGTTTAGCATTCTCAAAGTCGCGTTGAGCGAAACCACCATTTACTGCTGTTGCGATAAGGCTATGAATACCTTTATATTTATGGTGATGAATAATGCCATCCACCTGAACTATAAAAACATCCTGGTCTTTTTTAATTTCATCCAGCGTCAAAGGCTTGGTAAAAGTAATACCTGCTACTTCAATAGTTTCAATCTTGATACAGAACTCATAACCAGACTTAGCAAAGATAGTTGCGGGGAATTGATCAAGGTCATCAAAGTCCATCAATTCACCTGCAGCACGGCAAAGCACATGCTTGCCGGCTACAACTGCGTTAAATGCTTCTTGAGCAGAGATTAGATTATTCACGCTAAATTCACCTCATAAGCAATCATTTCAATATCTTGTTTAACTGAATCAAGTTTTGATACTTCAATTTGGGTGAGGGCATCAATACCAAAGTGTTCACAAATGGTTTTTACATCAAGCCCGCGTTCAGTAATGAATACTTGTAGTTCATCGCGTTGTTGATCCGTGATAGCAAAAAATTCTTTAGGTCCAAACCATCTATTTTTCTCTTTATCAAATACACAACCCAATCGCTTATCCGCATTCCAAACAAGCATTTGACGCATGGTTTGGTAATAGCGATGCTCTTTTAGCTCAAGGATGGATTCGGTTAGATCATTGATATCACCTGCGTGATTTGCTTCTTCACAGCTTTGACGCCAGTTAGCTAACTCTTCCTGCGCTTTTTGTTCTGCAAGCTGCTCAGGGGTGAGGGTATTGATATGATCTTTCGCTTGTTTGATGAGATCAGCCAAGAACATGGGATTAGTTTTTAAATCGGGCACCCAAACTTCACCAGTTTCACCACCTAAGGCTCCAGCATTTTTTGCATGATGTGTGTCTGAAGGGTTGAAGTTGATAACACGTGCTGATTTACCTTCTTGAGTGCGAACAGTTGTCAAATAACCCATAATGTCAGCAATGCGATACAACTCATTACGATTCTTACCACCGAGGTCAGGGCGATAAATAACCTGATCACCACTTTGATCCTCAGAGGCATGAGCAATAAAAACAACATCTTTACCCATGCTAATAAGCATGTGCACATAGCTCTTAAACATATTGTTCGCCGAACCTTGAGCTTTTAATTTTAGGGTGCCATCTTTTTGACGGTTGTTTGGTATAGCGATAAGGTGGGATTTAATACACTCAAGCATTGCCCCAACAGGACCTGCATATAGGTAGTTTGGGGGCTTCAAGTGTGTTGGGCCATTTGATTGATACAGCCAATGGTATCGTAGTCGATAAGCGTGAAAGGGTGGCTCCATTGTGTAAAATCACTGATTCACATGCCGATGCTGTGAGTGACATGCTTGAAGATTTAATGAAAATTGAAAATGAAAAAGTAAAAAAATGGCTTAAGGTTGTAGTGATGTTTTATGTTGAATTTAAGTCGGAAGCGACAATTGCCAAAAAGCTTGGCGTGTCTGAATATTCAGTAACACGGGATAAGATGCTCGGCATGGTTCGGTTGGCAACCAAGTATAAATTTAGAAGTCGAATTATTGGTGCTTGAAAGTCAGGGTGCATTGTGGCATATTTCAGGTACAGTGACCGAAGTATGAGTAATTTACTGGATAAGCCTCGCATTTGCGGGGTTTTGTTTTTTTAAAAATTTCTGCATTGAGTTTCTTTATATTTTTATTAAATTGTATTTCCATATTAAAATTTAGTTAATAAACTTTATATTGTTTTGGCTTAAATTTACTGTGATGTTTTTCTTATTTTTCCTCTTGATTGTGGTTTTAGTTCTTATAATTCTTGTGGTTTATTATTTTAGTAGAACATTTAAATAAGCTCACAGTGATTCTTTCGATGATATTAATATATGTAGTTTGACTTGAAATTTATAACTTTATTTTTATAATTACATTGAATTTTAATCATTACTATTCAATGTGTAGTAAGTATTGTATGATGCTTAGTGCTCATTGGATTAAACCCGTGACAGCATTTATAGCCCAGAATACACCGTCTGGGCTTTTTTTATTGCCTAAATTCTAATTAGATGTGATTACACCATTTTAAACCTATCGAATTCGAAACCTTTAACCCGCCGTGTGCGGGTTTCTTTTTGCGTGGAGGAAAGTGAAGTGCATAAACCCAGTTATTAAAGTTTGCTAATTAGCTAAAGACTGTTTAAGCAAACACGTTTAGATCGCACGAAAGACGATACAACCCACACAGTTCATCGAGTGTGAATAGGATATGCAGGAAAGTGATAATCTGAATTGGGAGTGATGCCCCACCATAAATTGAATGATGAAACCGAAAGTAAAGAATACTGTGCCTATTCAGTGGTTCTTTAAAGTAGGGAGTAGCTATGGACCACAGCATAGATATTCTGTGGTAGTTTATTTAGCTAAATCTGAGTTCTTGAATGGTTATAGGTTGGAGTGCTTAAAACGATCATGTTTAACTTGATTGATGGTATCTTAAAAGTTTGAATTGGGTTATATTTTAAACATATTAAAATATGCTTAATATAATATTGATAGAATTTAAGTGAATAACTGCACAAGGCTAAGGAAGGTTTTAATGCTTTTTAAAATACTAAAATCTATTTTCTGCAAACACACCTACATTATGATAAGAAAAATAAAAGATGAGGATGCAGTGAAAATTGGTGCTTTAAGTGAATGGAAATGTAGCAAATGTAATAGACTTACATTTAGTCAGAGTTCCAAGGTCTTAAAGTGAAAAATCGAAGTAAATCACTCAATTCTCCTCATTTGCTATGGACTACGGAGCAAGATGTCTTTTTGATTGAAAATGATTCAATGGCAATTATTGATTTAAGAGAATTTTTACCTTTTTCTGAAGAAGAAATCTTGAATCGAAAAAAAATACTAGGTTTGCTTAAAAGATCAAAACAAATGAAAAAAGAGATTTAAATCACATATATAATTTTATTATGTATTGATCTCATTTGAAGAGTGTGAGATATTTAATAAGCAGTAAGTAAGGTATGATTCTTACTGCTTATTGGATTAAAGTCCATGACAGCATTTATAGCCCAGAATAAACATTCTGGGCTTTTTTTATATGCCTAAAGCTTAGTTGATTAGAGCATCCGCCTTCTAAATGAATTGTCAAAGGTTCGAATCATGTCATCAGTGGAAAAGGTGTTGTATCAAAAATCATTGTGAAACAAGAACATGTAATTTATACTAAATATATTCATATAACTAATTTATTTTAATAAGAAATTTTGCCTAAAGGGAGTATTAAATATGAAGGATTTAATAAAAGTAATTTTTGTTTTTAGTGGGGTAGTATTTCTTGTTGGATGCTCAACAATGCGGATGAATACTTTAGTGGGTTTAGATCAAAAAAAAGAGGTGTTAACTCCAGTAATCGTTCCATCACAAGATGCAAACAGTGCTAATGATGGAGTGTTGAGTAAAGAGTTCAAAAAAGCAGTGATTACTGATTTTAGTGAAATAACGCATTATCCTGCCGCTGCTGTCTTACTTACAGATAAATGGTATACAAGAAAACAAGCGTCAAGTATATGTTTCCGAGTGAATAAACTTGAGATGTCAAGTTCTAGTGTACAAAGTGAGTTTGTCACATATTTCATTTTAAGGGACAATATTAAAGATTTAGCTTTATCGAGTAACAATGGCTGCAAAGTTATTACGGATATGTATGACTATAACAAGTCAAAAGAAGAGGCTTATAGAATATTGTTACCACACCAAGATAAGCTCTCAATCATTAAGAGGGCATTTGAGAAGTCAAAGATTAGAGGGCCTTTTATTGTTATTTACAAAGATCGTAATGAAGCACTTATTGTAGATTTAAATCAATTGGGCGAAAAATCGACAACTTATTTTGTGGAAAATTGGGGAGGTCTGATTTCTTTGATAATTGAACATGAGAATATTGGCAACCCTCGTGAATTAGTAGAATCTACATTGAAAAATAGTGCTCAATTAAAGGAGAAACTTGAAGAAGATAAGGCAGCGAATAAGGTGCTTTGGAAAGATGGTGCTAAATGTTTAGGAGTTGTTGGAGTGGCAGTTGGGGCAGCTGGAACTGCTGTAGGTACAGGTGCTTTAGTACTTACATTAGGTGAGGTATTAACAAATGATGAAAATAGATGCGCTGCTATTTTAGATGTTATGCAACTTTGACTTTTATGGATAGTAATCGAACAAGTACTACTTAAAAATATTTTAACCTCCTCTGGGAGGTTTTTTTATGGGTGAAATTTATGGACATTCAAAAATACAAAGCCCTAACTAATAAGAAGCCCATCAAAACAAAACCAAGAGCTAGACCATTGCCTAAGGCTACTGATCGTTATCTAGAAGCTGAGGAAGAAATCGAACGTGTTTTGAAAATCCTTGAGATTAAATACGAGAAGAAGTTTCAATTTAAATCGACTAGGCATTGGCGTTTTGATTTTCACCTCGTTGAACACAGAATTTTAATTGAGATCGCTGGTGGACCATGGTCGGGCGGTAGAGGCGGAAAGCTTGCTACTAAGGCGTGGAGCATGGATCGCTACGATGTTGCTGCTGAGATGGGTTATAGCGTTGTACGTTTAGAGTCAGCTCGATCATACAAAATCAAAGAAGATGGCCCTCTACAGATACAAGCATGTTTTGCTGATAAGTGGCTAAAAGATTTAAAGAGGCTTAGTTTTAATGAAACAAAGGATATATAAGAAACTGTGCAGACAAGCAGTAGCAGTTTTGGTTCAAGGTTTTGAGTTTTCTCAAGACAATTTTATTAATGATAATTCTGGTATCCCTTATGTATTGATTGAGGGGTGCTACGAACCGTTTGAGTGCTCAGCATTGGAAGTACTATTAGAAATGATGGAGATCCAAGATTTGGACAGTGATGTATATAGCTTAAAACCTAATGCACGCCTTATTAAAGAGGCCATTAAATTTATGTACATACCATCTTACCTAGAATCATTTTTTCGTGTTTAAAGAGCAGATTAAGAATTTAAGAATGGCTTTGTATAAATAAGCTCAGTTACAAAATAAAATTAGAAAGTAAATTGTGCTGTGCGGCGAGATTTAGCGCGGTTATAGGTGAACTATCTAGCCATTTAAGCATAGTTGTGCTAGTGACTGTTTATTGACGTAAGTCTAAATAGTCAATATAGTTATGGATAACCCTAATATCATTTGATAGCTAGGGTATTTTTATCTAAGGAGTTTCCTTATGAATTTCTCATTTAGGTTTAATAGTGCAAAACAAAAAGATAATTTTGATAATTCCGCAAAGGTTATATCAGAAGCTGTTGAATCTTATAAAAAAGCTATGCAAGAAAGTGTTACTCAGTATAATGATCATAGAAAAAAAGCTGAGGAGCGAATAGACCATGGCGCAAGACTTACAAAACATAGAATCAATCTTTGATTTTTTTTATTTAGATAATCCTAAAATTAAATCTTTTTACGCTCAACTCAATGGTTTGGGTGCACTCAACTCTTTGAAAAGTACAAGTCAAATTGGTGATACGAGAAAAATGGAGGCTACCGTTGGTATTCCAACTGTAACTGGCGGGAAAATGGCTAATGATCATTCTGTTAATACTACCTCAGAGCATTTGTACGATGGTATACCTACCATGCCGAGAGAAATGATCAATCGTTTAGATGAGCTCGGCTTTATCAGCAGAGAGCTAAATCAGGATATGTTGGGTAATTTAGTTTTACTGAGTGGGAAATTAGGAATTATTGATATTGGTGTATCTAAAGAACTACTTGGGCCAGCATTAAATTTACACATTAAAGATTTAGAAAAAGATAATAAAACTAAAAAAGCAGCTGCTGAACTTAAAAAAAATAAAGAAGATATAGTGACTTTCTGCAAAGCTATACCTTTTGGTCTGGAAGCAAAAGTATTAGTAAAAAATGGTGAAACTGATTCTGATGGTGTGGGTATCGCTGATGAAGTTTGGATGACATTGAATAGGGATGAAATGGTAGGCAGTCCCCATGATATTAACTTTAAACATGGCGAGTATTTGGCTGGAGAATGGTATGTTTTAGGTGTATTGGATGCACTTCCTTACGATGGATTTACTTTTAATAGTGATCAAAATGAATTCAGAGAAGGTATAGGTATGTTAATAAAATTAATGAAGGAATTTGTAGGTAGACCTGAATCTGCGTATGGTATAACACCGATAGCAATTTTTAGAGTCTTAAAACCAAGAAATTGATATATTCAAAAAATTAAGCCTCCTTCGGGAGGTTTTTTTATGGGGGAAAATAATGGACCAAATCAGACCGTTTCCACCAACTGACTTTATCGATCAGGCTGAGGAAGAAGAATCTATTCGCCTAGTGCCCGCCGTGGATCTAAAGGAATGGGTAGTAAATAACTTCTTAACGCTTGGCGGTGCTCTACACAATCCAGACCATGACCACATTGCTGAACTACTACATGACGATGAAACAGTTTTAGCCTTTGCTTGGGCATCTTCTGCGATGATAGCTAAAAAGCGTATGGTATTAGGTCAGTGTGAGAAGGTAATGTTTACCCAGGGTGGATGGAAGAAGGCTAGACAAGAACAGCAGATGAGAGATTGGTTCGGTTTTGTGCCGGTCTATTTAATTACTATCGATGCATCATTCTGTGAACAAGCCTCTGATCGTGATTTCTGTGCTCTGATTGAGCATGAGCTTTATCACATAGGTGTTGAACGTGATGAAGATGGTGAACCTATCTATAGCGATCATACTGGTCTACCTAAACATTATTTAGCAGGCCATGACGTTGAAGAATTTATCGGTGTGGTCAAACGATGGGGAGCAAGCGAAAGTGTCAAACGACTTGTCGAGGTCGCACAGAATCCTCCGTTTGTACCTGATTTGGATGTAGCAAAGTGCTGCGGGAACTGTGTAATTAATTGAGCTGAAAGGCTCTTTTTTTTGCCTATCTTGCTTTACGTAGCTTTACGAGGTGGCATTTATGGCGACGCTAAGAGAGCCTGTAAAAATCTTTATAGTTCAATCTCTTGCATGCTTTGAAACCCCTCAACAAGTAGTAGATGCTGTAAAGCAAGAGTTTAACATCGAAATTCTGCGGCAACAGGTCGCACTTTACGATCCAACGAAAGCCACGGGTAAGAATCTAAGCAAGAAACTTAAAGACTTATTTCATAAAACTAGAAATGATTTTAAGACCAATGTTTTTGATATCCCTTTAGCGAATAAAGCAGTGCGTCTTACTGAGCTACAGAAGATATATAACGACCCTAAGGTGAATCGGATTCTGAGAACCAAGCTAATCAGGCAGGTTAAAGATGAGATGCAAGGGTATGAGCTTCAGCTTCTCGATATTCAATTAAAGCAGCTTGAAATTGAGCGGATTAAAACAGGTGATGGGGACGGCGCTGATGATCCAACACCAGTCAAAGTAACTATTCAAGTTGTAGACGCGAGTAAAGATGATGCCGAATATCAACCCGACACTGAATGTGCCTCAGGCGAGGTTTCTACAACTTCCGAATAAGTTTCGTGCCTTTGTTGCTGGTTTTGGTAGTGGTAAGACTTGGGTCGGGTGTTCAAGCCTCTGCGATAAGTCATGGGAGTTTCCTAAAGTACCTTTGGGTTATTTTGCTCCAACCTATCCACAGATTCGAGATATTTTCTTTCCAACAATTGATGAGGTGGCATTTGACTGGGGCTTAAAGACCAAGATTTACGAATCAAACAAAGAAGTTGATCTTTACTATGGTCGTCAGTATAGAAGCACAATTATTTGTCGATCGATGGAGAAGCCACAAACAATTGTTGGTTTTAAGGTTGGTCATTCCTTAATTGATGAACTTGATGTCATGAATAAGGATAAGGCTCAACAGGCATGGCGGAAGATTATTGCGCGGATGCGTGTGAATCATCCTGGTCTTTTAAATGGTATCGACGTTGCGACAACACCTGAGGGCTTTAAGTTTACTTATGAGCAGTTCGTGAAAGAGGCAAACTCAACACCAGCAAAA